TAAAGTATACAGTTGACAATGCAAGTTTAAGTGAATCAAACGCAAGTATTAAAGCAAATGCTCCTGCAACGTACTACACACAAAATAGAATGGTAACTGGTGAAGATTACCAAGTTGCACCATTAGGAGTTAGCCAAGAAATTATTAAAGTAAAAACTGTTAATAGAACAGCAAGTGGTATTAGTAGATATTACGATTTACTTGATGCAACAGGAAAGTATTCAAATACTAGTTTGTTTGGTACAGACGGTTTGCTATACAAAGAATTAACAGACAGTAAAGAGTCGTTTACTTTTAGTACTAGAACAGATGTTGAAGGTACTATTGAAAATACAATTACTCCAATACTGTCAAAAACATCAGTTATTAATTATTACTTAGATAAGTTTCCAAAAGTTTTAGTTTCTGATTTACAAGCAAGTTGGTCACAGTCGTCAACAAGTACAAATTACAGTACAGGTAAGTTTTTAGATTCAGTTAGTTCTACATACCAAGTTGGAACATTTACAGGTAGTGGATTACGTTTTATTGAACCAGGAAGTTTAATTAAATTTGTTGCACCAGCAGGACAGTATTTTGCTAAAGATGGTACACTTGCAACTGGAAATATTTTACCAGCAGGAACAAAAACATATTCTTGGACTAAAGTTATTTCTGTAGTAGGCGATGGCAGAACTGATAATACTGACGGTAGTGGACCAATTGCATTTAACGATGTAATACCAACAGGTGCAGTACTTTCAGAGATTAGACCAAAGTTTAGTAAAGCACTTGTTACTGATGTTAAAACACAAATTATTGATCAAATTTTTGCATACAAAACATTTGGATTAAGATACGATACGAATTTAAGACAATGGCGTTTAATTACAGAAAACAATTTAGATATCACAAGTAACTTTAGTACAGGTAAAACAGGTGATATTACTAACCAGCAATTAGATGCAAGTTGGTTGTTACTATTTGAAACAGACGGAGCTCAGTATACTGTAAGTTACAGAGGGTTACGATATGTGTTTGAAAGTAATCAAGAAATTAAATTCTTTTACGATAGCGAACAAAAAATTTACGATAATAAAACAGGACAAATTGTTAAAGATAAAATTGAAGTACTATCTATTAATACAGTTCCAGATGCTATTACACCATTTACTATTGATTATCCTTGGCAAATTACAAAAGAGTATAGAGATCCTGAAGGATATATTGATAGCAAAAAAGTTGAAGTTGGGTTCTTTGATACAGACGATGATTCAGTTGTTGATGATCCAGATACATTTAACGTATTAATTGCACCTGAAACTAATGTTAATGATAAATTTGTTTTCTTAAAGAAATACATAACATCAGATAATATTGAAGATTTTAAATATGTTGACAATGATATTGAAAAAATTACAGTTGTTACTAATGATAGTTTTATTCAAACTTCAGGCATGCCAACAGGAAAAGTATTTTATGTTGTAAAAACAGATGTATTTAAAAAGTATGATGCAACTACATTGTTACTAACACAAACAACAGACTACAAAGCATTCACAGGTAGAGATAAATTAAAATTCCATTATGTGCATACAGCAGATGATGATGCTCGTATTGATCCAAGTAGTTCTAATATTAATGATTGTTACTTGTTAACAAAAACATACGATACAAACTTTAGACAATATTTAAGTGGTGTAACATCAAGTTTACCATTGCCTCCAAGTAGTGATAACTTGTTTAATAGTTATGGTGCTGAAATTAATAAAATTAAGTCAATTAGTGATGAGCTAATTTATCATCCAGTTAAGTATAAAGTACTGTTCGGAGATAAAGCAGAAACTAATATGCAGGCAACATTTAAAATTGTAAAAAACCCAGAACAAGTTGTTAATGATAATGATATTAAATCAAAAGTTATTAATGCAATCAACCAATTCTTTGCATTAGAGAACTGGGACTTTGGTGATACTTTTTACTTTACAGAATTAAGCACATACGTAATGAACGCAGTTAACCCGGACTTAGTAAGTTTGATTATTGTTCCAAAACAAACAGGACAAGCATTTGGTAGTTTGTTTGAAATACGTAGCGAATCAGATGAAATTTTTATCAGTGGTGCGACAGTTGATGATGTTCAAGTTATTGATGCAATTACGGCAAGTAGAATACAAGCAACAGGAAATGTTGTAACAGCGTCAAGTACGTCAACAAACAGCGGAATTACAAGTGGCACTACTTACAGTAGTTCATCTTATTAAGGGGATAAGCTAAATGGCTTTTAACGATAATCAATCCGATACTGCTCTTCCAGTTGGAGCAAATCAATCTAAAAGAACTAGTGCAGATCACCTACCTAAGTATTTTAGAACGGAGTCGAATAAAAAGTTTCTTAGTGCTACACTCGATCAACTTTTAAATCCAGGAGTTGCTGAAAAGATATCAGCATACTACGGAAGACGTATTGCAAAAGCTAGAGTTGCATCTGATAATTATATTTCAGATACTAATGCTGATAGAGAAAACTATCAGTTTGAACCTGCTACAATAGTTCAAGATGAATTAAACAACGTTACATTCTACAAAGATTATAACGATTTTAAAAATCAAATTAAAGCATTCAATGGTACAGTTAATAACGATAGCGTACTAAACAAACAAGAATACTATTCTTGGAACCCACATATTAATTGGGATAAGTTTACTAACTACAGAGAATATTATTGGTTACCAAACGGTCCAATAGGTATTGGTGTTGCAGGACAAGCCAAAGATATTGACAGTACATTTACTGTTACTAGTCAAGACAATCTTGATAATACTGCATATGTATTTTCCCCAGATGGCAAAACACAAAACCCATCATTAAAATTATATAGAGGACAAACATATACGTTTGTTCTTAATACTCCAGGTATGCCTTTAACATTTAGAACTGCTAGAAGTTTAGATGCTGAAGTATTATATACAACTGGCGTTGACGATAGTACACAAACAACTGATGTTGGTACAATTACATTTGAAGTTGATATTAATGCACCAGATACATTATATTATATTAATGGTAATGATATTAATACAAGTGGATTAATTAAAATTTATGATATTGTAGAAAACAGTAAAATTGATGTTGAAGCAGAAATACTTGGCAAACAAAGTTATACAATGTCAAACGGGTATGCGTTATCAAATGGAATGAAAGTATATTTCCAAGGTGATGTAACTCCTGCAAAATATGCCGAAGGCGAATGGTATGTTGAAGGTGTAGGAGATAAAATTAAATTAGTATCCGAAGCAAACGTACAAATACCTGGAACATATTCTACAGACAAACCAGTACCGTTTGATTCAGAAGCATTTGACAGAGTACCGTTTAGTAATGCAAATAGTTTTGCAGGTACAAAAGATTATGTTTGTATGAACAGATCAAGTAATGATTTAAATCCATGGTCAAGATATAACAGATGGACACACAAATCTGTTATCGAAACTACAGCAACTATTAATGGAATTGTTCCAGAAATAGATCAAGCAAACAGAGCCAAACGTCCAATCGTTGAATTTAACGAAAATATTAAATTACATGAGTTTGGAACTTCAGCAAAAGATAATGTAGACTTAATTGATACATTTACATCTGATGTGTTTAGTACTATTGAAGGTTCATTAGGTTATAATATTGACGGAGTTGATATTGCAGACGGTATGCGTATCTTGTTTACAGGTGATCCTGATACAAGAGTTAACGGTAAAATTTACAAAGTAAACTTTATTACTCATAACAATATTAGACAAATTAGTTTAATTGAAGAAACTGATACAGCACCATTGTTAAATGAAGTAGTACTAGTTGAAGCTGGTAATACTAACAAAGGTAAAATGTGGTATTACAACGGAACTAAATGGTGTGTAGCACAAGAAAAAACAGCAACTAATCAAACACCAATGTTTGACTTGTTTGATACTAATGGTGTTAGTTTTTCTAATACAACAACATATCCTAGCACAACGTTCATTGGTAATAAACTGTTTAGTTACAAGCAAGGTACAGGAACTAATGATGTTGAATTAGGATTTCCTTTAAGTTATAGAGCATTAGAAAATACAGGTGATATTGAGTTTGACTTTAACTTGTTAAACACAACACATACATACCAACAAAATAATGCAGTTATTACTGCAAAGTCTGATAACGGTGTACTAAGACAGTATAGCGACAGAGAAACATTTACATATGTAAGTGGTTGGATAAAAGGTAATACAGAAAGTAAACAATTAGTCAACAGGCAATATGTTGTAGCAACACAGTTTAATGATTTTGCTATTGACGTATATGATCGCAGTGGAGACTTAAACGACCTTTGGGTTAGAGTTTATGTTAACGATAAACGTAAATTAGAAAATACAGACTATGCTATAAACAGAATCAATGGTGTAGCATATGTTACGTTTACAAAAGATCTTGTAAAAGACGATATTTTAGTAATTAAAACTGATAGTGCTACAAAGAAAAATGCTAACGGTGTTTACGAATTTCCAATTAACTATGAGCGTAATCCTAAGAACGAAAATATTGAATCGTTTACACTAGGCGAAGTTAATGACCATGTTGAAAGTATTACTGAATTTAGAAATGATTGGACAGGATCTTTTCCTGGAACAAGTAACCTAAGAGATTTAGGAAACTTATCACCATACGGAAGTAGATTTACACAGCATAGTGGATTAGCTAACCTTGCAGTATATCATATAACAGATAAAACTGCAAACATTGTTAACGCATTAAAATTTTCAAGAGCAGAGTATGGTAAGTTTAGAAGAAAGTTTTTACAAATAGCTGAAAACTTAGGTTATGATGGATCATCAAGAATCCATTTTGATAAAGTAATAACTGAACTAAATTTAAACAAAACAAATGACATGCCGTTTTACTTTAGTGATATGATCGGTCATGGTATTAGTAATGAAATTGTTCATACAGTTTTTAGTGCATCGCAAGAATACTATAGCTTAACAGCAGAGTTTAGTTTGCGTTCATTATCAAACCAAGCAATAAGTGTTTACCGTAACGGAGAGTTACTTTGCCACGGACAAGATTATGAATTTGAAGTAGGGTTTGAAGGCTTTGTAAAGTTTTTAACTCCAAATGCTATTAACGATGTTATTACAATATATGAATACGAAAACACAGACGGATCGTATATTCCAGAAACACCTACCAAGTTAGGTTTATATCCTGCATATGTTCCTGAAAAGTTTATTGACAACACTTACGGAGTTGACCAAACTGTTATTAGAGGACATGACGGATCTACCTTTGTAGCATACAATGACTTTAGAGATGAGTTATTACTTGAATTAGAAAAAAGAATTTATAACAACTTAAAAGTTCCATACAACACATCACTATTTGATATACACGATTTTGTTGGCGGCTCAAATAGAGAAACAGGCATTCCTAAATGGGCTATTGATAAAGGAATGATTACAGAATTTATTGATTGGCTATCAATTGTAGGAAATCCAGATTATACAAACTATGATTTCTATGAAGCATCAGATACATTTACGTATAACTATTCTTCAACACTAGGAGCAAACAATACTACTAATCCAGGATACTGGAGAGCAGTTTACAAACAAGCATTTGATACTGATCGTCCACATACACATCCATGGGAAATGTTAGGACTAAGTGTTAAGCCTACATGGTGGGAAACAGAATATGGTAAAGCACCATACACAAGTGAAAACATGTTGCTATGGCAAGACCTTGAAGATGGTATATGCAGAAAGCCAGGTGCTCCGGCAGAATACTTAGAACATTACAAACGTCCAGGTCTTACTAATTGGATACCGGTTGATGATGCAGGTAATTTATTAAGTCCTGTTGATGCTAACTATGCAAAAGAATTTGTATTAGGTAGTACTAAAAATCCATTTAACTTTGGTGACGAAGGACCAACAGAAACTGCTTGGAGAAGAAGTAGCGAATATCCATTTGCATTATTAATTTCCTTAATGTTAAATCAGCCAAGTAGAGTATGTGGTCTTGGTTGGGATAGAAGTAGAATTGTTAGAGATAGTGCAGGCACTATTGTTTATAGTCCAACAGGCAAGCGTTTAAGATTAGAAGATTTAGTATTTCCAAATACTTCAACAGATGAAACAAGAGTAAACACTTGTGGATTAATAAACGTAATTGCAAACTATTTAAACAGTAAAGATACTGATGTTTATACAAAGTACAGAACAAATATAAAAGCTGTTGACAACAAGTTAGGAATTAAACTTGGTGGATTTACTGAAAAGAGTAAATTTAAATTAATACTTGATTCAAGAACTCCTTACAATGAAGGCAATGTTTTTGTACCAGAAGAAAATTATCAAATTTTCTTAAACACAAGTTCTGTTACAGAACTAGTTTCGTACAGTGGTGTAATTATTGAAAAGAAAGCTGAAGGATTTATTATTAGAGGATACGATAAAGTTAATCCGTACTTTAAGTATTTTACACCAACACCAAAAGCAGATGATCCAATTGTTACAGTAGGCGGTATTAGTGAAGATTTTGTAAAATGGACTGAGAATAAAACATACGCTGAAGGTTCTATTATTCAATTTGGCAATGAATATTATGTTGCTAAAGCTCAACACGTAGCTGGATCAGACTTTGACCAGTCATTATATCAAAAGTTACCTGAACTTCCTATGAAAGGCGGCCGTAGTGCATTCTTTAGACGTGAGTTTAATACTGAACTAATTAAAGAGCCAGCAGAACTTGCATATGGTACAATGTTTAGAACAGTACAGCAAGTGGTTGACTTTTTATTAGGTTATAGCAAGTATTTAGAAAGTGAAGGATTTTCATTTAATAACTTTAGTGATAAGATTTTAGATGTAGAAAACTGGAGAGTAAGTGCTAAAGAATTTTTATTCTGGACAACACAAGGTTGGGCAGAAAATAGTGTTATTACACTAAGTCCGGGTGCAAACCAATTAAAGTTTTACAAAGAGAAAAATGTAGCAGACAATATTTTTGATACATTTTACGACTACAGTTTATTAAAAGCAGACGGTAAGAAATTAATACCAGAATATGTAAGAGTTGGTAGAGATAATGATAATGAATTTACAGTATCAACTAGAAATACTGCTGATGGTATTTACAATGTTAATATTCCTTTAGTACAAAAAGAACATGTAGTAATACTTGATAATACAACAGTATTCAAAGATGTAATTTACGACCAAGCTCCAGGCTATCGTCAAGCAAGACTTAAAGTCATGGGATATAGAACTGATGCTTGGACAGGTGGATTTAATATTCCAGGATTTATTTACGATAGTGCTACTACTACTGTTTGGGAGCAATGGAAAGATTATGCAGTTGGCGACACAGTTAAATATAAAGAATTTTATTATGTTGCAAAGGTAAAGATACCTGGAACAAATATATTTAATAATGCAGACTGGGAAAAGTTAGAAGTTCGTCCTGAAGCAGGATTGAAAGCAAACTTAGATTATAAAGCAAAACAGTTTGGAGATTTTTATGATCTTGATACAGACAACTTTGATAATGATCAGCAAAGACTAGCACAGCATTTAATTGGATATCAAAAGCGTAAGTACTTAGAAAACATTATTAATGATGATGTAAGTCAGTATAAATTCTATCAAGGATTTATTCAAGATAAAGGTACAAAAAACAGTTTAACTAAATTGTTTGATGCATTGTCTAACACAGATGCAGACAGTTTAGACTTTTATGAAGAATGGGGATTTAGATTAGGTCAATATGGATCATCAACAGCGTTTGATGAAGTTGAATATACACTTGACGAAGCAAACTTTAGACTAAGTCCACAGCCTGTTGAATTAGTTGACACAGTTACAGGTGAAGAAACAGATTTAATTTATAGAATACGTCCTTTTGAAACATATCTAAAACCTCAAGGATATAATCATAAACCGTTTCCAACTAACGATGTTCAAAAAAATGTTTTACCGACAGCAGGATATGTAAATCCGCAAGATGTAAAATTATCAGTACCAACCTATGAGGATTTATTAGCAGAATCACCGTCAGCACTTAACGTTGGTGATTATGTTTGGATTGGTAAAAAGGGTATTGAATGGGACGTTCTAAAGTATATTAGATCTAATGATAGAGTACTTGCTATTCAAACAACATCAATTACTGGTGTAGAAGAATTTGTAATTACACTTGGTAAACAATCAAAATACGAAGTTGATGAAATTATTGGTATAGTTGACGTTGAAGGTGCTGAGAAGTTTTTCAAAGTTAAACGTAACGAACTTGATACATTAATTTGTTATCCTAACGGTACAGTTGAAGATGCTGAACTTGTTAATGGTTTTGTTACTAAGTTTAATTCTAATAGAACAACTAGTTTTGATAGTGCAAACTTATTGCTATCAGATTATAACAACGATCTAAAAGTTGGAGAAACTATTTGGATTGATAAAGATATTACAGACAACTGGCTAGTATTAAAAAATGAGCCTGTACACTCTGAGCAACAGGTTTTATCAAATATTAAAACTAGTGATTCAAGTGTAGAGTTTGGTAAAGTAATTGCGGCAGACCAAAGAAACACAACACTTGCAATTAGTGCGCCAGGCAACAGTGAAGTATACTTGTTTGGCAGAACTACAGACACAACAGATTTTACACACCTTCAAACAATTGAAGATCCAGGTTCAACTTATTACTCCGGTAACGGAAACTTTGGTAAGTCAGTTGCTATTGCAGAAGATGGAGAATTTTTAGCAATAGGTGCACCACAAGCAAGTAATGTTAAAACATTATACAAAGGTGAGTTTTCAGATTCTTCAAACTATGCAACAAACGATATTGTATCATATAAACAGAATCTATGGAAAGCAAATTATGGTATTACAGCGGCATCAGGGTCGTTTACATTTAACAGCTACCAAGCATCACATGATGTTGCAGTTGCAAGTTATGCCGACGGAGCATATCCAGAAACAGTATATGCAATTAGAGGACGTTACAGTTTTGATGGAGCAACAGATCATATATTAGTTAGAGCTCCAAAAGATCCTTACGAAGGTTCAAGCGTTAACGATAAAATTAGTTTACAATGGAATCAATATTCACAAAACTATCCAAATGGTATTTTACCGTTTGGTGTTAATGGTCCAGGTACTGCGTCATTTGAAGGCACTAAAGTTATTGCTGGAAAGATTGATGCTATCTTATATGTTGATAATATTTTAAGAACACCAGCAGTAGGCGACATTGTATCTACACCAACAGCAATTGGTACAGTACAAGATATCATTATTGATAATGTTAACTCAGCAATGTTGTACATGACAGATGTTAATGGTGAGTTTGAGTCTACAGGTTCATTAATAACTAACGGCGTTGATATGGGTACATATGAAGCTGTTGAATTTGCTAATCCAAATACAACGTATGGCGGTTGGTGGAGAATTGATGGTATTAATAGCTTTACAACTACAGAAAAAACAATTACAGTTCCAAACCTTGTAATAGGTGACTTTATACTTGAAACAGAAAGTAGAACACCAGAAGTTGCGGCAAATACAATGGACGATGTAAATGCGTTTAACAACGACATTGGTAACCCAACTAAGGGCGGTAAGATTGGAATACTAAGTTATTACGATAAACAAGGACTTCCAGTAACAGAGCCGTATTGGTTTGTTAGAGCACCAAAAGCAATTACGGATACATTAAGTCCTACAGATAATTTTACAATGTCAATGAACCAAGTTAGAGATAGCTTGAATACACTTTATGATCCGTCAGCATTAGGATTGTCTTTTAACTATATAAATTCACCTCACACAGTACATGACTTGTGGGACGGTTATATTGATATTACATTTACTAACTTTACACCACCACCAAACCAAGTACCATATGTTCCTGTTGAAGGAGATATTGTAACACAATTATTTACAGGTGCTTATGCAGAAGTAGCGTATGTACAAGAAGGATTACTTGGTGCAAGAGTATTTGTTAAAAACTTAAACACAAGTGCAGGAGTATTTGCATATGGTAACACACATGGTGCAACTGGCGACTTACATATTAGTAACTGGCAAGGCCAAGGATTTAATAGATTAACAGGACGTATTGAATCTACAGACTTAACAACTGATTTCTCAGGTAAGTATATTGTTGTTAGAAATAACGATAGTACGTTGTTGCAAGTTGTAACACCATCATTTAAAAATGAAATTGAATTCCAGTTTTATACAAACCGCTCTGTAACAGGTGCGGCACGTACAGCAAATATTCCAAGTCCGTTAAACAAAGAATATACACAAATATTTAATTTGCCAATTGACCCTAAAGACGGTGTTGCAAGTTCATACAGTAATGAAGGTGCATACTTTATCTATAATAAAACAGGCAGTGGTGAATACAGTTTACAACACGGTTATACAAATCTTGAAAGAGGTAATAATAAAAACCTAGGTACACAGATTGAAATGACTAAACAAGACAATCTATACAGATTGTTTGTAAGTGCGCCAGGCGCCGGCAACGGAACTAATCCGGGTAGAATACATTTTATTAAACACGGTGTTGATAGTAACGGTAGTGAATTTAATTGGGCATTTACTAATAATCCTTCATACAAGGGTGTGTTTAGTGATGCAGTACCATATTACACAGATGACATTGTACTTTATAATAATCAGTTTTACAAAAGTTTAACTAACCAAGTAGCAAGTGCGTTTAGTTCAAGTTGGATATTGTTAGCACAGAATATTGATTTCATAGGTTATGTTCCAAATGATACAGGTTATCAGCCAGATGGCGATAGCACATTTGATAACGAAAGCAACACTTTATATAATTTTGCACATCCGTTTACTGTAAATAAAAACGGAAACGTATTAGCAACTGTAGCTGACTTTGAAAATGCAACTCCTAAGATTGCAATTTATAGATTTAACAATAACCATTATGAATATTCACAAGTTATTGATACTCCTGTTGCGTCTACAAAATATGCATCAGCAATAGCAATAAGTGACGATGGTGAATTAATTGCAGTTGGTGCTCCGTTAGATGACTCAATAGCAAATGACAACGGTAAAGTTTATGTATACAAAAATACAGAAGGTACATTTAACTTATTCCAAGAGCTTTATAGTCCAGATAGTTCTGTAGCAGAACGCTTTGGTCAAACAGTTGACTTCTCAGGTAACGAACTAATGATATCATCACAAGGTGGTAACTTGGTTGATAATACTTCCTTTGATAGATATACAGCCGCAATGGATCCGCAACCACAGACGTACTTAGATGATAGTACACTTGTTACGGCACAATACGTTAACAGTAAAGAATCTGATTTAGCAGTTGAAACTACATATGATAATAACTTAACACAGTTTAGTAAAGAAAACTTAGACAGTGGTGAAGTATTCATTTACCAGTATGTTGGTGGATACTTATTATATGCAGAGAAATTAGCATTTAATAACAGCAACGTTGAACGCTTTGGAGAATTTATCCATGCGTCAAACAACCACATATATGTTTCAATGCCAGAGCTTAGTGCATCTAATACAGGTAATAATTTTATTGGTACAGTTGTAGATTACAAACGTCAACGTAACGAACTTCCATGGAAAACATATAGAAGTCCAACTAGACAAGTTGACTTAGATAAGTTCAAAGGAGTATTTGTTTACAGTAAAGACGGAAGCGGAACAGCAACACAATTAGATTATATTGATCCTATTCAAGGAAAAATTGCTGGACCGGCTGAAGAAGAATTAGCATTTACAACTCCGTTTGATCCTGCAACTTATACACAAACTGATCAATCTAATGTAAATGTAGATACAGAAAATTATTGGGCTAACGAGCATGTAGGTAAACTATGGTGGGATATTAGTACAGTACAATGGATTGAACCATATCAAAACAATATCATTTATAACACAGCTAACTTTAATCAACAAATGGTTGGATCTAGTATAGATGTATATGAATGGGTTGAAACATCATTAACACCAACACAGTGGTTAGAACTAGCTGATACAGAAGATGGATTAGCAAGAGGTATTAGTGGAACACCTAAATACGGAACTACTACATTTGTAACTAAAAGATTATATAATAGTGTAAGTTCAAGTTTCTATAACAAATATTACTATTGGGTTAAAAATACTAAAATTATTCCAACACTTGAAAACAGAAGATCAAGTGCATACGATGTTGCACAATTAATTAATGATCCTGCAGGACAAGGTTATAAATTTGTTGCAGTTTACTCTAATGATAGATTTGGATTATACAACTGTGGTAGTTTAGTTGAAGAAGATAAAAAAGCAATTAACTTTAGATACTGGACAATCCCTAATCAAGAAATTAATCAACATAATCAATATCAACTTATTACTGATGGATTAGCAACGAGTAAACCTAACAAAGACTTAGAAGCTAAATGGATTGATAGTTTAGTTGGTGTAGACATTTATAATAGACCAGTTCCTGATCCAGCGTTATCGCCTAAGCAGAAATACGGTGTACTTAATAGACCTAGACAGTCAATGTTTAAAAATAGTACTGAAGCACTTAAACAAGTAATTGAACGTACTAATAGAGTGTTGGCTAAAGAATTAATTGTAGATGAATACAGCTTTACTAATTTGTTATCATCAGATCCACAACCAGATATTATTAGTTCTAAATATGATGTAGCAATTGATACATATTCTGAACTTAGTTTTGTTAATATTTCAAAGGTTAAGCCAGCAACACTAACTCCTGTATTTGAAGAAGGAAAATTAGTTAGAGTTGATATTACAAATCCAGGTTCGGGCTATATCACAGTACCAACATACGAGTTTGAACAAGTTGGTGATGGTGAAAAAGCACAAGTTACATTAACACTTAATACCGCAGGTGGTATTGGTAGCGTAACAGTTAGAAATCCAGGTAAAAACTATTCACCAAACACAAACTTATCAGTAAGATTGTTTAGTGTACTTGTTAAGAGTGATGAAACTGTAAACAGTAAATGGTCAATATTTTCATATAACACAGTATTAGCTGAGTACCAAAGAACAGCAACTCAAGCATATGATGTAAGCAACTGGTGGAACTACATTGATTGGTACGATGCTGGTTACAGTAAATTTACTGATATTGATTTTACTATTGATGAAAGTTACTTACTAACATCGTTGAATGACACCATTGGTGATATTATTAAAATTAAAAACATCGGTACTGGTGGTTGGTTGTTACTAGAAAAAATTAGTAATGAAGAAGCAAGTGATTACACAAGTAACTATAGAACTATTGGTAGACAAGACGGAACTATAGAATTTAAAGAAGAACTGTATAACTTTACTAAGAGCTTTGTAGGCTTTGACGGATTAAGTTATGATACAGCATTCTACGATAATCAACCAACTAACGAATTGCGTATTATTTTAAAATCACTTAGAGATGATATATTTGTTGATGGCTTAGAAGTAGAATACAATCAGTTATTCCTAGCAAGTATTAGATATGCGTTTGCAGAGCAACCGTTTGTTGATTGGGCATTTAAAACTAGTTTCATTAAAGCAAAACACAATGCTGGTGATTTACAGCAAAAAGTTACATTCCAAAATGATAGCTTACCAAGTTACGAAGAATTTGTTAAAGAAACTAAACCTTTCAAAACAAAAATTAGAGAATACCTAAGTAACTATACTAAGACAGATTTAACTTCAAGTAGTATTAGCGACTTTGACTTTGCTCCACAATACAACGAAGATACACAGCGTATTGAACCAGCATCACTTAAAGTTAAAGACAATTTAATCTACGGACAAGATGCAACATTAAACACTTATCCAAACAAGCATTGGTTAGACAATGTAGGCTTTGAAGTTGCTAGTTGTAATATTAGTGATAAAGGTTTAGGCTATACTGAAATACCTGTTATTAAATTTGTAGGCGGAGGCGGAACAGGTGCTAAAGGACTTGCTAAATTAGGATCAGGCGGAAGTGTTGTAAGCATTGAAGTTACAAATCCAGGTTCAGGTTACTTGTCAGCACCAACTATTGAAATTGAAGGTAGTTTGTCAACTGTTAACGAAAGTAGAATTGCTAAAGCATCAGCACAACTAGGTAATAGTAAAATTAGAGCTATGCACTTGCGTAGTAAGTTTGACCGTGTAACAGGAACATTTTTAATTACTTCATTAGCAGAAACACAAACGTTTGCAGGTAATAACAGTAAAACATTTTTTGATGTTAAATGGCCAATGGACGTAAGACGTAACCAAGTTACTATTACAGTTAACGGCATTGAAGAATTACAAGGTAACTATTCAGTTAGCAATGAAGAATATACTGATAAGTCTTACACAAGATACAAAGGACGTATTACATTTGATAATCCTCCGGCAAACAATGCAGTTATTGTTGTTACATACAAAAAAGATGTATCAATGCTACAAGCACAAGATAGAATTAACTTGTTCTACAATCCTTCAACAGGACAGTTAGGTAACGATATTTCACAGTTAATGGACGGTGTTGATTACGGTGGAGTACAAGTTAAGAGTTTTGCATTTAATACAGGTACAGGATATGGTAACGAACCTTATTACACAACTACTTGGGATTCATATGATGCAACATACGAAGATGAAATTTTCCAACTAGACGGAAGTACACAAGTATTAACATTGTCTGCTCCATTAGTTAATGGCGTAACATATAACGTATATAAAAATGGTATTAGAATTGACGATCCTGAATATGATGGATCAACAGTTCCAGGTAATCCAAATGCAGTAATGAATTCACTAGTAGGTGATGGTACAACAGATACATTTGTTATTGACAATGATAAGATTCCAACAGCAGGTAACGATGTAATTGTTATTAGAAAATCAACAAGTGATGGTAGCTTCTTACCAGATGCAGACGCATATGACACAATGTTACAAGGTGGTGACATAGCGTACTCAACTGCAAAAGGTATTAGTGCAGAAGAAATTGTAGTTGATGGTGATGGGTTTGTAACTCCGTTAACATCTAAAGGACCTGAAGAACTTGTTCCAGGACAATTACTTGATAGTGTAAACATTAAAGTATACGATAGAATTAATGATGGTTCAAGTATAATTAATAATTACAACTACATTTACACAGGAAGCCGTACATTTAAACTTGATAGAGTACCAGCAAGTAGCAAAGATGTGTTTGTTAAAGCTAACGGAACAATTTTAGATTCAGGTAATAACAGTTTGTTTACTGTAAATTATCAGGATAAAACATTAACATTAGATAACAGCGTTGCAATAGCAAACGGTCAAAGTGTTAACATTATTACAATGTCAGCTAACGGTGAAAACATTCTTGATGCAGACACATTTACAGGTGACGGATCAACATCAGTATTTGTTACATCAGTTAAGTTTAAACAAGGACTAAGTTTGTTTATTACAAAAGACGGTGCTCCAATTGATGCTGTACTTGCAGAAACAGATTCAACATACGAAACAGCAGGTCAAGTATTACTTAGACTACCGATTGCTCCTCTTCCAGGAGAGCTTATACAGTATGTAATTTATGATAGTGCGGCTAAGTCGTTCTCACAGATATCAATTGATGAGTTTACAGGTTCAGGATCATTACAAACATTTAATTTAGCTAATGCACCATTTACACAACGCCCATTAGCAAACAGCGTAGTTGTTAAAGTAGGTAATAAAATACTTACACCTGGATACAATCAACAGTATACAGTTTCATCAACTAGAGAATACAAACTGCGTGATTGGCAAGTTGGACTTGCACAGATACCAGCAGAAAAAATTAAAGTATTCTTAAACGGCGTAGAGCAAATATTATCAACAAGTTATATTTGGAATAGATTTAATTCAAGTGTTGAATTATTTGCTGGTGTTGGTAACAACGGAGACATTTTAGATGTTTACTTACTAGGTGATGGAGAGTATGACTTTGGTGTGTTTGATGCTAATGGTTATTGGAATGAAACACCTAATCAAGTACAGTTAACAACTGCTCCACAAAATGGTGAAAAGGTAACTGTTTATCAATTTAGTAATCATGATGTTGCAAAAATTGAAAGAATTAATTTAGATGTTGTTGCAAGAGCTACACTTACAACAGATACAAAAGAATATAACGAATATCATCAATTAGCAAACGGATTTATTAAACTAAGAACTCCTGCAATTGATACAAGTTATGTATGGTTAACTAAAAATGGCGTACTATTAAGTCCAAACGTTGAATATGCATTACTAGAAGACAAAGTAACTATTAGAGTAGCAGTTGATATTGATGCAAATGACGAAATGGAAGTAATACACTTTAGTAATAGCACTATAATTCCTAAGTTTGGATTTAGTCAATTTAAAGATATGCTTAATAGAACACACTTTAAACGTTTAGGTGATGAATCACGTTACTTCTTAGCTGAAGATTTAAACTATTACGATACTAGTATCAAAGTTACTAACTCTGATACACTACCTCAACCAAACAAAGACCGTAGTATTCCAGGTATTGTGTTTATTGACGGAGAGCGTATTGAATATTACTTAAAAGAAGGCGGAGTACTTAGACAATTACGTAGAGGTACACTAGGAACTGGTATTGCAACAGTACATGCTAAAGGAACTGAACTAATAGATCAGAGTAACAAGCAAACTGTTCCATATCAAGATAGAACACTTCAGCAAACATTTACAGCAGATGGCTCAACTAGTAGCATTGTAGTAGACTTTATTCCAAATTCAGTACATGAATTTGAAATATTTGTCGCTGGTAAGCGCCTGCGTAAAAATGCAATAAATACATATGATCCAACTGTTGATTTAGACAGCCCAGAGGCAGATATTGTGTCGCCCGCGGAGTTTAGTGTCGATGGAACAACTTCAACTGTTGTATTAGCTGAAACACCACCTATTAATACCAAGATAGTGGTGGTTAGACGCATTGGTAAACCTTGGACTGACAGTGGAATTCCTCTACATAGGCAAGAAAATGACATTGCAAGGTTCTTAAGAACAACAGAGGTGGCGTTACCTAAATAAATACACTTGTAGGAAATAATGATGACAGACAAATTTAATGATAAACAAGGTGTTCTTTTGCAAGGGCACATCAAGATACACAATCCAGAGACTGGTGAAATCTTGGTGGACAAGCGTAATGCTATTCACTACGAAAACATGAGTATTTCATTAGCGGAAAGTTTATCTAATCAAGGACAGGGTATGGTCTACCAAATGGCATTTGGTAATGGCGGTACTAACGTAGACCCAACGGGTATTATTACGTACTTGTCACCAAACTCAACAGGAACTAATGCTAGTTTGTATAATCAAACATATGCTAAAGTTATTGACAACAACAATGTTAATAACGTTGATCCTACTAGAAACAAATTAGAAACTAGACACGTAAGCGGAACTAACTACACAGATATTGTAGCAACTTGTTTATTAGACTACGGTGAGCCTAGTGGGCAAGATGCTCTTGATAACGCAACAGCAAACGACAGTTTGTATGTGTTTGACGAGTTAGGACTTGTAAGTTATGCAACTAGCGGAACAGGCAGATTGCTAACACACGTAATTTTCCACCCTGTACAGAAGTCACTAAACAGACTAATCCAAATTGATTATACTGTTAGAGTACAGAGTTTAACAGGTTTTAACGAGGTTTAATAAATGGCATATACTGTACAATATACTGACTTATCCCAAAAAGGTACTATTGTTGTTGAAGACAACACTATTAACCAACAAACGTCCTTGGACTTGCCAGGCAGAAATACAACTGCGTATGGTACAGCTATTGCCGAAAACTTTTTACACTTATTAGAAAACTTTGCTTTTAACACAGCACCAACAAATCCTGTAGAAGGACAGTTGTGGTATGATACAACTCCAGGTGTTGATCAGTTAAAATTATATGATGGTACTAACTGGGTTAGTGCATCAGGTTTAAAGAAAGCTACTACAGCACCAGAAGCAAACCAATCAGTTACAGGTGACCTTTGGGTTGATACAGACAACCAACAATTATATTTGTATACAGGTTCTGGATGGATATTAGTTGGACCAACATTTAGTGATGGTCTTTCAACAGGTGTTAAGCCTACAACTATTATTGGCACAGACAATATTACTTACACAGTTTTAATTATTGAAGTAAAAGCAAAAACACTTGCAATTATTTCAACAGATGCATTTACACCTAAAACAACAATACAAGGCTTTACAAGTATTAAGCCAGGTTATAATTTAAGTACGTTTGATATTACAGGTTCAGGTACTGCAAAATATTTAGGTACAGCAGAAAAAGCAGAATCATTAGTTATAGGAGCAGAAAATGTTCCAGCGGCAAACTTCCTTAGAGCTGACAAAGAAACTAACAGCCTAGTTGCTGTTAATGTTAAAAATAATTCAGGTATCACAGTAGGTGCAGATAGTGCATTGAACATTGGTATTGAAGGACAAGCAGGTATTATTGGTCACCAAACAAGTGGATCAAACATTGATATTAGAGTTAACAACGAAGGTACAACTACTACAGTTTTACGTGTTGATTCAACAAGCAAAATTGGTATTAATAATTTAGCACCAGTTGAGTCATTAGACGTAGTTGGAAATATACAAACAGACAGTAGCGTATTAGTTAACGGAACAACAGACAGTTCAACTATAAACACAGGTAGTATTATTGCTAGAGGTGGTGTTGGTATTGCTAAAAGATTGTATGTAGGTAGCGATACAAACATTGCAGGATTATTAACTACAGGTAATATTGTTCCAAACATTACAACAACAAGAAATATTGGTACTGCAAACGAACAGTTCTTAAATGTATTTTCACAAAACTTTGTTGGTAACTTAACAGGTAACGTAACAGGATCAATTAGTGGTAGATCAGGATCAACTGATAAACTAGCAAGTGCAACAACATTTAGAATGGTTGGCGATGTAAGTGCTCCTGAGTTTAGCTTTGATGGACAAGATGCTAGTGTAAAAACTTTTACTACAACAATTGACAACACATTTATTGCGGCTAAAACAGAACAAGCATTAAGTGAACCAACAGATGAATACATGTTTAACAGAGTCCAAGGTGACACTGGTGTATTTAAAATATCAAGAACTAACTTGTTTAAAGCTATTCCGCAATTACCAGTTGGTATGATTACTGCATTTGCGGCAGGCGTACTACCAGCAGATTGGTTAATATGTGATGGTAGAGAAGTTAGCATTGCTGAATATCAAAACTTGTTTAACGTTATTGAATATAACTTTAAAGCACAAGCACTTGTAACAGCAGGTAAATTTGCGTTACCAGACTTACGTGGTAGATTTATGCTAGGCTTAGATAACATGGGCGGCGAAAGTGCTAACCGTGTAACTAGTGCGGCGGCAGATACATTAGGTAATGTTGAAGGACAACAAACACAATCAATTGGACTTACTAACTTACCAGAACACGAACATGATTTACGTGGACCAAGTGGAGACCAGTACTATACTACTAGAGATATTAGCGGAGTACCAAACGATCCACAAGGTATACAATACGATGCTCCAACAGGAACACAAGCAGGACAGGCTTATCCATCATCAGGTGGTGTACTAACAAATAGCACAATTGGACAACCAATTGATGTTATGAATCCATATATGGCAATAAACATGATCATATACGCTGGGCAAAACACGGGAGCAGTATAATGAGTTATAAATTAAATAAAACGGACGGCTCATTACTAGTAGACTTAGTCGACGGTAGTTTAGATACTACAAGTACTGATATTTCCTTAATAGGTAAAAACTATTCAGGGTTTGGTGAAAGTATTAACGAAAACTTTATTAAGATACTAGAAAATTTTGCTAACACATCGGCTCCTAGCTTACCACTAAAAGGTCAGCTATGGTTTGATAGTACAGAAGCAAGACTTAAAGTTTATGACGGAACAAATTTTAGAACCAGTGGTGGCCCTATTGTACAAAATTCACAACCAGGTGTTGGTGTAGTTGCAGGTGATCTTTGGATTAACAACGATACAAGACAATTACATTTTTATGATGGTACACAGTTTAATTTAGCAGGTCCAATTTATACAAATGACCAAGGCAAGTCAGGGTTTGAAACTGTAACAGTATTAGATAATCAAAACAATAGTAAAACTATTATAAAGTTTTCAATAGCAGGAACACTAATAGGAGTATTTTCGAACAATGAATTTACACCAGCGGCTTCATATGCTATTACTGGACTTGATAATATTAAGAAAGGCTTTAACATTATTTCAAGTGTTACAGACTTTGTATTTAGAGGCTCAGCAGATAGTGCCGCGGCACTAGTTGATAATGCAGGCGTAGCCAAAAGTGCTTCGCAGTTTTTATCAGCAGACTCTAACTCAGTTACAACTGGAACAGTAACAGTTGCTAACAGTGGTGGTATTACAATTGGTACTGCACAAAACAATATTCAAAAGGTAGTTGGAACTAGCGTTGTTAACGAAAACCAATTATCAAATCATGATTATAAAATTAGAGTTAGAAAAGCAACAGGTTTTGTAGATGCAGTAACTATTGACACATCAGAATCATTCTTAGGTATATTTAAAGATACTCCACAGCATACGTTACACGTTGGTGGCGATATGAGAGTTGATGGTAACTTATTTTTAACATCACCAGCTGTTAACATTGAAACACAAAATTTAAGAGTTGAAGATAAAAATATTGAATTAGGTATTACTAGTGATAGTACATCATTAGATAATGCAAACGTAGACCTTGGCGGAGTTATTCTTAAATCAAGCGATCTTGATAAAGAATGGCTTTGGAGAAATGCTACAGGTGCTTGGACATCAAGTGAAAACATTGACGTTGTTGCAACTAAGTGGTACAAAGCTGAAGGTGTTAACGTATTAAACAAAACAGAATTAGGTTCAACAGTAACACAAGCACTTGGACTTACAGACATTGGTACATTGAATCAGCTTAATGTTGATCAAACTAATATCCAAGGCGCAAAGATTACAACTAGTACTCCATTACAATTAGAAAGTACTGGAAGTATTACAATTACTAATAACCAAAAAATTACTGGACTAGCGGAACCAACAACTAATACAGATGCCGCTACTAAGTTTTATGTTGATGATCAGATTAACTTAGAACCAGTTGTAATGAGTTTAGATATTACTGGATTATCTAACAGTAACATTGCAACGATCATCGAAGACATTTATCCAGCAAGTAATAAGAAAACCGGAACATATGCGTACATAGCTACTTCAACTATTGCAGGAGCAACAGTTACAGGTATTGACGTAGACGCGGCTAAAAACATCTCATACGTTGCAGTAGATGCTAACGGTGTGTTAAATCAGAGTGTAGTACAAGACGTTGCGTTTGCTTCAGCATCAGGTAACGTTAATGTTACTATATCACGTGGTTTAAAACGCTTTAGAGTTGCCGCAGGTGCATGGGTATTTGATAACGATCTTGGTTCAAGCGGCGGCTTGTGGTAAGAGATAAATAGTAACATAGAGGAAAAGAAATGGCATATACTATTGATAGATATAATGGAACTACTTTAACAGTTGTTGAAGATGGAACCGTGGATCAAACTAGTGATATTAAACTAGTTGGTAAAAATTACGCCGGTTACGGTGAAATTCAGAACGAAAACTTTTTACACTTATTAGAAAACTTTAGTGGTGCTAACCAGCCTCCAAAAGCCATTTCGGGACAGGTTTGGTACGACTCAGGTGCTAATAAGCTAAAATTTTATGATGGATCTAAGTTTAGAACTACAGGCGGTGCTGAAGTAGCCGCAACTGCACCAGCTGGTTTAGCAACTGGCGACTTATGGTGGGATTCAACAAACGAACAATTATATGCATATAGCGGTACAGGTTATGTACTAGTAGGACCACAGGGTGCAGGTACAACTGTTACACAGATGGTTTCAGCTAACGTTAGAGATACAACTAACGTAAACAGATTAGTTATTAAGGCTATTGTTAACGATGAAACAATTTATATTATTTCAGGCGCAACATTTACTATTGATAGTACAGACCCACTTAATGCTATTACAGGATTTGACGTTGTTAAAAAAGGTTTAACACTAAGAAATACAACAAACGCAACAGGCGGTGTTACAAGTACACAGGATTATTACTGGGGTACAGCAAGTAACTCATTAAAACTAGGTGGCTATAGTGCTACTGACTTTGCATTAGCAGGTTCAGGATCATTTACATCACTTGTTAGTTTTGCAGATGCAGGTATTTCAATTGGTAACTCAAGTGATTTAAAAATCTTTATTGAAAATGACAACGAAGGCGTTATTAAAAATGACGTTGGAACTAAAATTAAACTTAAAGTTGATAACGTAGGTGGTGTTGAGCAACATGTAGCAACAGTACAAGACACAGGTATTATGCCTGGTTCTACTAACACATACGCAATTGGCGGAACAGGTGCTGTATTCAGTGAAATGCATGCCACTAACTTTTACGGGTTAGCGGAAAATGCACAAAAAATGCAAGTTGGTGTAAACTACCGTAGTGCAGATACAGCGGCAACTAATAACACAGTAGCAGTTAGAGATGCAAGTGGTAATTTAGTAGCAAACAAATTTACAGGTACAGCAACATCAGCAGAATACGCTGACTTGGCTGAGATGTACAAAACAGAAGATGAATTGCCAACAGGCACTATTGTTAGTGTTCCAAAATTTGACGAAGACACAGACGCAGAAGTAAGAGCTATTGAGCCAACTGAAATTCCAGTAGGTGTAATTAGTGCTAAACCGGCGTTCTTAATGAACAGCGAAGCAGAAGGTCAAGCAGTTGCACTTAAAGGGCGTGTTCCAGTAAGAGTAACAGGCATCGTTAATAAAGGTGAAGCAATTTATGCTGACTCACAAGGACTTGGACATACTATTAGAGCTGAAGGACACTTTTTAGTAGGTATTGCCTTAGAGAGTTGGGAACCAGAAGCAGAAGAAGAAGGCTTAGTAGAAGCCATTCTGAAAGTATAGAGGTAAAAGAATATGGCAGTCGGCGATATAATTACAGCGGCAAGGTACAACAGTTTACAATCACGTGTTGCTACTGTAATGGGTGTAGGGTCAGGCGATGACGGTTACGGTCAAAATTTAAATAGTGCCCAGGTAAACGTTAATGATAATGTACAAGCAATTGACATTAACCAACTATACACTGATATGGCAAACGGACGTATTCATCAAACAGGTGCAACACCGTCTGAGATTAACATTGTAACACAAAACGTTGATATTGTTTTAGACAGTGATACAATTAACAAAAAAGGTATTGTACAATTTGAAAATCTTGCTACAACACTTGAAAATGATAAATTTGTAGCACACGGAAGTCAAACTACAGCTGAAGCGGCCATTGCAGGTACTAGAACTACTTCATGGAACGGTACAATTTCACATATTATTGATGTAACATTTGCAGATGCAAATCATCAAAGACACTATTTCAATGCAGGCGGAACTATTCGTTTTGCTTCTAACATTACATATGTTGGATCAAGTAGTAAAACAATTGACTGGATGACTATGTTAGTTAACATGGGTACAGTTAGTATGAACTATACATCAACTACAGCAACAGGATCAGGAAACGGTAGTGCAATTGGTTATCATGATTTAGATGCTAGTTACCAACAGCTTTTTGAAAAAACAGGATCAGGGCTATATGCCGCAAACGATTACAAAATCGAAGGATCCAAAGTAAGTGATACAGTTTTACGTTTCAAAGTTACATTTAACGATGATAATACAGGTAACCCAAATACAGACGAAAACGTATTAGGTGTACTAAACAGTACAATTACACAATTACGTCCAACCGGAGCGGCAGTAGAAGTAGCTTCTCCAAATTACTCCACAAACGGCAGTTCAAATCTAAGTTAAGACTTGCTTTTCTTCCTTAAATAGTGTATAATACACTAAAGGAGAATTAGTATGGATGAACGTCTTGAAAAGGCATTAGAATTTGCCAATTACATGACTACTCTTAACAACCAAAAAAGAGTCTTAAAAGAAAAGTTTTACGAAAGTGCAATCCATTACCACAATGGTGGTCAATTCTCAGTAAACAAAGACCTAATGAATTTTTGTAATATGTTAGTAAGCACAGGACAAGAGTCTGTAGTGCTAATTGACGACAATGATATTCCAGTAAAAGTTGCTGACATTGAAACATTCCTAAGTGATATTTTAGACATTTATTTTACAGCATCAAACGAGTATCTTACAGAGTACGAAAAGATAAGGAGCCTGCGAAAGGTTTCCGGACTTGTAGAATATGAAGAATAGAGGTGCATTAATATTTGCTAGAAATAACTTAGAAGTAGATTATTGTAAACAAGCACATTATCTAGCAAAGCGTATTAAAAAATATCTTGGATTACCAACAACTGTTGTAACAGACAGTCTTGATTACTTAAAAGCAACATACACAGACTACGAAACAGTATTTGATAAGGTCATTGAAGTACCAAATACTAGAGCGGCAAGTGAAAAACGTTATTATGACGGTTCGGGTGTTTACAAACAACTTGCTTTTAAGAATGACTTGCGTACACAAGCATATGAACTAACACCTTATGACGAAACAATAATGTTAGATAGTGATTATATCATTGCAAATGATGTACTTAAAAATTGTTTTACACAAGAACACAATTTCCTAATATATAAAGACGCAAAAGACCTAACAGGATTTAGAGATACTACAGAGTTTCAAAGAATTAGTGAAACTAGTGTAGACTTTTACTGGGCAACTGTTGTATACTTTAAGAAAAGTAAAGAAGTAGAAACATTTTTTAACTTAACACAACACATACAAGATAACTGGCAACACTATAACAGTATTTTTCAAATTAACAAATCATCGTTTCGTAATGATTGGGTGTTTAGTATTGCAATACATATTATGAACGGATATCAAACAGGTAGTTTTGCAAGTTCTTTACCAGGTAAAAAATATTACACAGCAGATAGAGATATATTGTGGGAATTAAATGATGACAACTTTTTATTTTTAGTAGAAAAAGAAGGACACCTTGGAGAATACACACCTTTGCGTATTAAAGGTAGTAGTGTTCACGTTATGAACAAGTTTAGTTTGAATAGGATCATAGATAATGACTAAAGGTATAGTTTTAATAGCACAAAACAGCGAATATGACTACGTAGAACAAGCGTGTGCGTTAGCTATGAGTATTAGAGCTACTAATGACACTAAAGTTTGTTTGTTAACCAACGATAAAGTGCCATCTAGGTATGTAGATCTGTTCGATGTTATCAAAGAAATACCGTGGGAAGACGATTCCGCTAACATGGAATGGAAGGTAGCTAACCGTTGGAAGTTATATCATGCTAGTCCGTATGATGAAACTATTGTAATGGACACAGATATGCTTGTATTACAAAACATAGACTCATGGTGGAACTTTTTAAGCAACTATGAAGTGTTCTATACTAGCAAAGTATACACATATAGAGGCGAAGTAGTAAATGATACTTACTATCGTAAAACATATATTGCAAATAACTTGCCAAATGTGTATGCAGGCTTTCATTACTTTAAAAAATGTGACTTTGCTAAAGACTTTTATTCATGGTTAGAGCTTGTAATGAACAACTGGCAGTTCTTTTACGGTCACTATGCAAGTAAAGAGTATCAAAACTTTTTAAGTGTTGACACAAGTACAGCAATCGTTACAAAGATACTAGATTGTGAAGATCAAATTACAAACAAGAAAGTAACATTTCCTAGTTTTACACATATGAAGCCTAGAATTCAAGGTTGGTATAATCCTAGTGAAACATGGCGTAGTAGAGTAGGTGCATATCTAACTGATGACTTAAAATTAAAAATAGGTAATCATCAACAGCAAGGTATTTTCCACTATACTGAGAAAGAATTTTTAGATGAATCTAAAATACAAAAGTACGAAAGGTATCTTAACATATGAAATTAAGTGTAGAGTTACCTAAACAAGAAAGGTATGTAGTATTTGATCCTACTAACGGAGATGTTATTTCAGTACCTAACTATAAACCTAAAGATGGAAGTTATATTCCTGTAGAGGAGCATGAAGTTAAAGGTATGATTTCAGGCGAAGAACCTCTTAGCTATTATTATGTACATTATATTAAACGTACTAAACAATATGAACTTAGACAACGTTCTAATACTAGTATTGACAGTTATCTAGTAGATGATTTAATATACCAATTACCAAGTGTATCATCTGAAGCACCTGATATCCATGTATTACAAAATATTAAAGATACATGTTGGAAAATTACTATTGGTGGAGATTTAAAAGCAAACATTTTAGCACAGAAAGTTAACTTTAAAAATACAATAACATTTAGTATTACAGAAAAAGACGATCCAAATATATTATTAAAAACATTAAGTTTTAGTTTTGCTGATTTATCAGACGTAAAATACGTAGTACTGCCTTTTGATAGTGATTTTGAGTTTAGTGCAAAACCAGTTAGCGTATATACAATTAAAAACTTTGATAGATATATGTACGAGGTAATCAAATGAAAATAAACATCGCAGAGCAGGATATTATATTTCTATCTTATGACGAACCTAATTGTGAAAAGAATTTTGTTGATTTAGTTAACAAAGTTCCGTGGGCAAAGCGTGTACACGGTGTAGAAGGATCAGATGCGGCACACAAAGCCTGTGCTGAATTAAGCGAAACTAAACACTTTGTTACAGTAGATGGCGATACAATTATTGACCCAGAGTTTTTAAACGTAGTATTAGACTTAGACGAATTAAAAGTTGACGATGATTATCAATTTAGTTGGTGCGGACATATTAATGTTAACGGACTAAAATATGGTAATGGCAGTTTAAAAATGTGGACTAAAGACTTTGTAAAAAATATGCAAACGCATGAAAACACAGACGGTGAAGATGATACTAGTATTGAATTTTGTTACTTTGATAATTACTATCAATTAAATGACAACTATAGTACAAGTCTTATAAATGCAACTCCACATCAAGCATGGAGAGCAGGGTTCCGTGAAGGAGTCAAGATGAGTTTGAACAGAGGTGCTAAAGTTAAAGACCTTGCAAACGATACTTGGTGGCAAAATTATCAACGTTTGTTAATATGGATGCAAGTTGGTGCTGATGTAGACAATGGCATATGGAGTGTAATGGGAGCAAGACAAGGTTGTTACATGACAATGTGTACAGATTGGGACTTTGTACAAACAAGAGACTTTGTATATCTTAATAAACTGTGGGAAGAAACAAAAAATAAAGATCCGTTAGCATACAGTAAAGAATTAGGTCAACGTCTTAGTAGCGAGTGCGGATTACCTCTCTCGTCTACACCTTTTGACGATGAACAAAGTCATTTTTTCAAACAAGTATATATTAACACGGACAGAGTTATTCGTAAATGAATGAATTAGAAAAAATTAAGTCAGTAATGCCTAAAATTGAGAGTGAAACCTCTCCAACATTCTGTTTAGCAAAATGGCATCACACAACTATCTATCTTGCAACAGGAGAAACGCATAGTTGTTACCATCCTGCTCCGCATAAAATTCCTTTAGAAGAATTAGAAGGCAATCCTAGTGCGTTACATAATACTATTGAGAAAAAAGAACAACGTAAACAAATGCTATGTGGAGATAAACCAGACGGTTGTAGTTACTGTTGGAAAATTGAAGCAATGGGCAAAGACTTTATAAGTGATAGACATATTAAAACTGCAAGTATATACACACCTGAAAGAGTAGCGGAAATAAAACAAAAAGGGGCGGATTTTAACGTAAATCCTGAGTATATTGAAATTAGTTTTAGTAATGAATGTAATTTCAAGTGTGGATACTGTCATCCTAAAGCCTCTAGTAGGTACTGGAACGAAATAAAACAACATGGACCATACGACATGTCAAGCACACATAGGCAAGACATTGATTGGTTTGAAGTACAAAAAGACGAAGATACTAATCCATACGTAAAAGCGTTCTGGGAATGGTGGCCTGAACTTAGTAAGACACTAAACATTTTGCGTATTACAGGTGGTGAGCCGTTAATGCATAAAAGTTTTTGGAAACTGTTAGAAAAGTTAGACAACGATCCTAAGCCACATATACAAATTGAAGTAAACAGCAACATGGGTGTTAAGCCTAAGCTAGTTGAAAAGCTAACTGAAACAGTTAAGCGTTTAAAAGCAGAAGGTAAGATTAAAAGTTTTAAATTGTACACTAGTATTGATACTTGGGGACCAAGAGCAGAATATGCACGTACTGGTTTAGACATTAAGTTATGGGAACAAAACTTAGATTATTATCTAAGCAATACAAACTGGCCTGTAACGTTTATGATTACATTTAATATATTTGGTGTAACTAGTTTTACGCAACTATTAGAAAAAATACTAGAGTGGCGTACAAAATACAATAGTGATGACAATGCTACACAATGGCAACGTGTTAGATTTGACACACCTCATTTAAAAGAACCAAGCATATATGACATGAACATTTTACCTAAAGAAGAATTCATGCCGTATATGGAAAAACATTTACAATTTATTAAAGACAACCAAGACGATAACGACCGTACTAAGTTTACAGGATTAGAATATGAAAAGTTTAAGCGTGTAGTAGAGTATATGCGTACAACACATTATGAACCACGTAAACTAGAACAAGCACGTAGAGATTTTCATAACTGGTTCAAAGAATTTGATCGTAGACGTAACTGTAACTTGGTAGAAACTTTTCCAGAACTAGAAGGCTTTTATAATGACTGCGGAAAGTAATACATTTTGCATACTTCCTTGGATTCATTTCTATGCTAATCCAGACGGCAACGTACTTCCTTGTTGTATAGGCGATTGGCGACAACCTCTTGGCAACACACGTAACAACACTATTGAAGAAATATGGAATAGTGAGGAATATAAAAAATTAAGACTTGCATTATTAAACAACGAAAAGCCTAGTGCGTGTACACAATGTTGGAAGCACGAAGAAGCAGGTTTAGAAAGCAATAGAATTGCACAAAATAATAGATTTGCACAACATATTAGTATAAAAGACGAAACCAATTTTGACGGTTCGTTAGATATAATGAAGTTGTTATACTTTGATGTGCGTTGGAGTAATATTTGTAATTTTAAATGCAGAACCTGTAGTAGTACTTACAGTTCTACATGGGCTGTAGAAGATAACAAGCAAGGTGAAAATAAACCTGTATACATTTTTGCAGGTGGCGACAACAACGATAACCTTTTTGAACAGTTTAAGCCATACCTCAAAGGCATTCAAGATTATTATTTTGCAGGAGGTGAGCCTCTTATTACAGATAAGCATTATGATATTTTAGATTATTTGATTGAAAATAAAAAGACTGATGCTGTACTGCAATATAATAGTAATTTAAGTAATTTATTTTTTAAGAAGAAAAGTATTACAGAGTATTGGAATAATTTTAAACACGTTGAAGTACGTGCAAGTATTGACGGCTATGGAAACAGAGGTGAGTATATTAGAGAAGGTACTGACTGGCCAACTATAGAACAGAACTTAAAAATTATTAAAGAAGAAAGTCCGCATGTAATTATTAGTTTTAATTGTGTAGTAAGTGCATTTAATGTACTAACACTTGTAGACTTTTTAGAATACATGTCTGGTAAAGGATTTGATGTAAACAATAGTACGCTTTACAATATTGTTGAACCTAATCATTATAGTTTTAATGCACTAACAGATGAACAAAGACACACAGCAATAGATAAGTTACAAGCATACGCAAATACAGTAACGCATACAGAACATTTAAGATATGTAAATGGTGTTATTGATTACTTGCAAAAGTCAACGTTTGACCAAAGTGCAAATGATTTGTTTAAATCTAAAAATATGTATTTTGATAAAATACGTAATCGTTCTTTTGACGAAACGTTTCCAGAACTTATTGACGTATTAACGGATTAATTTGCGTATTAGGACGCATAATAGTTTCGTACTTTAACATATCCAACCAACGCTGTTTCATTTCATACAAGCTAAAGCCCTGTCCAGGTTGACCTAAACATGCACTTGTCATTAACTTAACCCATTTCTTTTGTGTAGCACCTACTACTTTGTCAGTTTTATCACTCCAGTCATGTTTGAATACGTTCTTTAAGTAGTCGTAGTGTTCAAGTGGAGTAGGATGTCCGTCATGGAAAAGTTTATGTACAATTTTTTTATCTTTTGATATTTTAGCTTCTAAGTTATTATTCCACAGCGTAGCATAAAAGCTAGGTAGTATTTGATCTATACTTTCTTCATACATATGTGTAAGTGTTTGTAAATCTAAGTCTGGGTTTGGTTTTAAGTCCCATTGATTTGAATATTCAAAATCTAACATCTTAATCATATGATGATTGCAACGATGTTTAAGTAATTGGTGGGCACTTTTAATTAGTGCAAAGTCTCTAACATACGATCCAAACTCGCTAAAGTAGTTTTCAATAAAGTTTTGATTATAGTCACCTTGTGAAAATATATTACCAGGTACTAGCCATCCGTCTTTTTCAGGTAGATATCTATCTTCTCTACATACATTAGTCCATTGTACAATAACTAGATCCTCGTGTGTAAAGTTGTATACATTATCAGCCTGCATAATCATGTTGTGTATATACTGATTACCTGCACCACTACGACCAAAGTTTCTAAACTCTGCTTCGGGAAATTCTACACCTATAATATTAGCCCATGTACCCCATTGATAACCTGTAAAGCTACAACCAAAGGTAAAAATTCTCTTTGGAGTATTATGTATTAGTTTCTTGCTCATTTATTTTCTCTACCATGTATTTAACTAAGCCGGTCATTTGACTCTTAGTATGATTCTCGTCTACCATATTTTTTAAGTTGTGTGCTAGTAGATCAGCTTGTCTCCAACGCCAGTCAATCTGTTTAGTAATAGGCAAAGCTGATATTCTATTTACATGTTTTTCAACTTCTACTCTAAGTTTAGACCAACGTTTATATGTATCGTGTTCTTCGTCAAAGCTATAATCAAAGTTGTTATCAAAGATCTTATAGCCGTAATCTTGTAGTTTTAGATTAGCATGGCGTTGTCCAAATATTAAGAAAGGTTGTAAGTGATATATACTTCTAAAAGTTTTTTCACTCCAGAACAAACTAGTACCTTGCCAATTTTCTGCAAACGTTTCGTTTACTATTTGAAATAATGTTTGTTGGTGCAAGTAACTACTTAGACTCATAGCATGATTAGTTATAAAGTCATCAGTATCGATTGTAAGCGGAAGGACGTTCTTCTGCCACTTTTTAATATCACTTCCTGATATATTACAACCAGTTGGCATTTGATAACTATGCCAATGTTTTAATGTTTTCTTTTTAAACAAATCATGACTTACTAATCCGTGATAGTATAAATCACTATGAAAAATTTCGTAAGCACTCAATGTACGGTGCGGTCTATTAACACGACTTAAACTTAAAAATATTTTACCCTTATAGCGTTGTGCAACTTCTTGTTTTTCTTGTTTCATGCGTCTTTCAACATACTGGTCACAAGTCTCGCCGTCAATCTGTTGTCGTACACTATCGCCAATACTTTCAGCACCGGCTATACCAAACAGCATTGATTCAAAGTTATTAAACGTAACAACCTTAATAGATTTTTGTTTATTGTGTTCCATATTAAAACGTACAATGTTACTTTCGTCATACATGTTAGAACTAAAAAATATAACTTTTTCAGGATCAACACCTGCTTGTTCGCAACTATAATATAAAACATCAAAGTATGGAACATCGTGTATTGTACTAAAGCCTTCTGTACTTGTATCAAAAAGGAAAAAACACTTTGGATCGTTTTTTAATTGTTTTAATGCTTTGGGTTTTACAAATCTAAACAAGTTAAGATCAGTATGCCAATCAGGATATTGAATTAAACAATGTATTGCACTTGCGTCAATTAACTTGTGTTTTCCGGCACTAATAGCTTCTTTTAATTTCTCAATAGACTGCGTAGTGTGCGGTCGAGCTACATAATCATTCTTTGCAATAGAGTCTTGAATCAACTTCATGTGTTTAACTTTCCATAAATACTACTATATTTATGTACGTATATAATGATTGGAGATCATAGTGAAGATTGGATTTATTGGTATAGGAAAACTTGGGTTACCTTGTGCAGAAGTTATTGCCGAAAAGGGGAATGATGTAACAGGGTATGATGTTGCTAATGTTAAGAGCGACAAAGTAACAGTTTGTTCTAGTATCAAAGAGGCTGTTAAGGATAGAAATATTGTATTCATTGCAGTACCTACTCCACATCATCCAGACTATGATGGCAAAGCACCTACGGCTCATTTAGAACCTAAAGACTTTGGATACGACATTGTAATTGATTGCATACGTGAAGCAAACATGCATATGAATAAAGATCAATTACTTGTATTAATTAGTACAGTATTACCAGGCACAGTACGTAGAGAATTTGCACCACTAGTAACTAATACTAGATTTGTTTATAATCCTTATTTGATTGCTATGGGTACAGTAGCTTGGGATATGGTTAATCCTGAAATGATTATGATTGGTACAGACGATGGAAGTACTACAGGTGATGCAAAAGAATTAGTAGACTTTTACAAAACTATAATGGAAAACGATCCACGTTATGAAATTGGTACGTGGGACGAGTGCGAATGTATCAAAGTATTTTACAATACATTTATTAGTGCAAAAATTGGATTAGTTAATATGATACAAGATGTTGCAGAAAAGCAAGGACACATTAATGTTGATGTAGTAACTAATGCACTTGCCAAAAGTGATCAGCGTATTATGGGTCCAAGTTATATGAAAGCAGGAATGGGCGACGGTGGAGCATGTCATCCAAGAGATAATATAGCTCTACGCTACATGGCTCAAAATTTGGGGTTGCAATATGACATATTTGATGCTATAATGAATGCAAGAGAAGTGCAGGCTAAAAATATGGCAAATTATTTGATTAAGATTGCTGAGGAGCGATCTTTACCTATTTTGTTAAATGGCATTGCATATAAACCAGGAGTACCATATACTGACGGAAGTTATAGTTTGTTAGTAGGACATTATTGTAAAGAAGCAGGCTATCATTGTATTGAAGTTGATCCAATGGCTAGTCCACAACGTGGTCCTTTTACAGCCGTAGCATTATTAGCACATCCAACTCTTTACTGTTATCTTAGTGAAGGAAGTGTTGTAGTTGATCCTTGGAGAGAGTTCGAGTCTAAAAAGTTAGAAGTATTCCATTATGGAAACACACGATGAAGAAAATTTTAATTGTTGGTGACAGTAATGCACTAGGTGAGTGGGGAACTATTATTCCAGGACCTGCTTGTGCAAATCCTAAACACCCAGAACTATTTCAACCGTGGAATAAAGACAAATATTTAGAAGGTTCTGCACCTAAGCCTTTTCAAGTTGTATGGCCAGGATTTGGTTACAACTTAGATCAAATGGGTCATGCTACTGCCAACTATGCGTTTGGTGGATCAGGTAACTTTGAAGCAATTTTTAAAGTTGAAGAAGCATTAGGTCTTGCACCTTGTTTTACTAGTCCAGTATTTTATAAACCTGATTTAATCATATGGATGCTTACTGAGCCTTGTAGAGATTTAAAAAGAAGTTTATGGCCAGATGAAGCAGGACTATATGACTTGCAAAAGTATTACGATCAAAGCGAAGATAAAATTAAAAATGCTAATAGCATTAAAGAGATAAGTGATGAATTACTTACAATAGCATTAGATGGCGCACAAGCAATTTACGAGCAAACAGGTATACCTTGGTTAGTAATTGAAGGTTGGGGTAAACTACCTAAAGATATTAGTAAGTATACTTTTATAAAATATGTACATCGTGAGTGGATGGATAAAATAATAGGAAGACCAGTACCATTAATTAGTAGTTGGGGTACAGCAGAAAATGTTCGTAGACGTAGACCAGACCTAACAGAAAATGCGGCAGAGAGTTTACGTATGTTTGCTAGACAAAAACCTGAACTTAATATTCCTCATATACCAGAAGGTGAAGATACAGAGTTTAAAACTATAGTTGACGAATACGAAAAAGTAATTAAAATTATGACAGACAGCGACAGGTTCCCAGATAACTGTCATGTAGATAGATTAATACAAGAGGAACTAGCTAACGAGATAGCACCACATGTATGATATTGTTTTTATAAGTTACGGTGAAGCAAACGCTGATAGTAATTGGGATAAACTTAAACAACAATATCCGATGGCAAAGCGTGTTAAAGATGTTAAAGGAATTCACCAAGCACACGTAGCAGGTGCTAAAAAATGTTTTACAAAAATGTTTTGGGTTGTAGATGGTGACGCCCAGATAGTAGACGATTTTAAATTTGATCACGAAGTTAGTAGTTACGATTTAGATTGTGTTCATGTGTGGAGAGCAAGAAATCCTGTTAACGGATTAGAGTATGGATATGGTGGAGTTAAGTTATTACCACGTATGCTTACACTAAAGATGGACACTACAACAAATGATATGACTACTAGTATTAGTGATAAATTTAAAGCAATGCCAGAAGTTAGTAACATTACTGCGTTCAACACAGATCCATTAAGTACATGGCGTGGTGCGTTTAGAGAATGTGCAAAGCTGGCAAGTAAAACAATACAAGGACAACTAGAGGAAGAAACAAATGAACGACTTAAAACTTGGACTACTCATGCTGATGGAATACATAGTAGATATGCGTTACGAGGTGCTAATGCTGGTATGCAGTTTGGCCTTTCTGACGGCGCTGATTTGGGGTTAATAAACGATTTTGAATGGTTAGAACTACAGTATGCAAACGATTCCTTTTAATAACATAACGTCTTTAGGACAAAAAACAATGTTAGACAATCCGTTGTTTAATGTTAGTTGGATACTTGGACGTTTTTGTAATTATAAATGTAGCTACTGTTGGCCTTATGCAAATACAGATAAGCCTGACCATCAAGAATTAAGTTTATATAAAAGTACTATTGATGAAATAAAAAGTCAAGCAAGAGACAATGGGTATACACAATTTCATTTTAGTTTTAGCGGAGGAGAACCAACAGCATATAAAGACTTTGGGGAGCTCATAGAGCATTACTGTAGTGATACAGCACCAGAATATCAAAGTTTACATATGACTACAAATTTATCACCAGGAAGTAAATGGTGGAACAAATGGTTAGAAGCAACTAAAGGATTACAACGTAGAAGTATTACAGCAAGTTTCCATGCAGAGTTTGCAAATGAACAAGAGTTTGGAGACAAGTGTTTACAGCTTATGAAAGAAGGAGTACTAGTAACAATCAATCAAGTTATGGTACCCGATCTATGGAAGGAATATTATGAAAGATCATTACGATTTATTGATAGAGGAATACATGTTACTCTTAAGCCACAAAGCGACCCAACTGCGTCATTTGTGGTCAGTGGTTACACGGAAGAACAAACAAAAATCCTACAAACAGAATCAGAGCAACAAACCGCACAAGTTAGGCTCAAAGCAAATGATGGAATAGAATACGAACTTGACCAAGCAGAAAGATTAAATGCATTTGGCTTTAATAAGTTTAAAGGCTGGACTTGTAACGCAGGATATCAAAGTTGCATCATACGTGGCGATGAAGTTAAAAGAGCTTACAGTTGTAGCGATGAACCTCTAGGTACGCTTAAAGACGGTTTTACGCTGTTTAAGACACCATCTAAGTGTGTAACTGATACGTGTGTTAGTAGTGCAGATAATAAAATACCAAAGGTACAACTATGAAGAAGTTATGGGAACGCTATAAGGCGCATGATAAAAAAGTAAAAGAAGCACAAGCAAACTTTAAAGTTTCTGATATAAAGAACAAATACGTTAGAGCATTGATGTGGATTTTTATGCTTAAATTTGTATGGGATATTACTACATTATTTGAAAAGTATTTGCCTATGCCAACAGTATATAAAATACTAGGATTAGGATGGACAAAGTTAGGCTATTATGTGTTTTGGTTATTATGGTTTATATTCTTAGTAGTAGTATTATACAATGTATTAGGTGAAGAAGCCTTTGATAAGTTAGTTAACGAATTATGAAAATAGATATTAAAGATATTAAGTTTTGGATGGACGCTATTCGTAACAGCGATGACAGAAGCCGTACCTTAGAAAGTTTTTGGGGCGGACAGTTAGAATCTAAAACTTGGTTAGTTGATATTCTACAAGCAAAGGCTAAAACAATTAGTAATGCTAGTGTTGTTATACATGGCGGTTGGAATGGTGTGTTAGCAAATATGTTATTCAATAGTGATATTGGTATTAAACATATTACAAGTGTAGACCTTGATCCTGTTTGTAAAGAAATTGCAAGTACAGTAAACAAGCGTCAAGAGATGGAAGGTATGTTTGAAGCAGTTACAGCAGATATGTGTACTTACGAATATACAACTAGTCCTTATTTTGTTATTAATACAAGTTGCGAACATATTACACAAGAACAATATATGCAATGGTTAAATAATATACCAAAGGGTACAAAGATAATTTTACAATCTAATAACTACACCGAGTTAGAAGAACATGTTAACTGTAGTGAAACGCTTGGCGAGTTTGAAAAGAAATCAAAGTTAAAAATTGAAGTTGCAAAAGAATTAGAATTAACAAAATATAAACGATTTATGATTATAGGAACAAAAGATGTATAACTACGAAGATATTACATCAATACATTTAGAAGTTACAACAAGGTGCCAAGCAAGATGTCCTATGTGTCCAAGAAGGATCAATGGTGGACCTGAACTTGACAGTTTAGATCTTACAGAAATTAGTTACCAACAATTTACAAAATGGTTTCCTGTAAGTTTTGTACAACAATTAAAGTTTCTAAATATGTGTGGTAACTTAGGCGATCCTATTATGGCCAAAGACACACTAGGCATAATGCAATACCTACGTAAGCACAATCCTTTTATGACCTTGCAAATGCACACTAACGGAAGTGCAAGAACTACTGACTGGTTTAAAAGTCTTGCAGATGTAGGAGTAAAAATTGTATTTGGTATTGACGGACTAGGAGATACTCATGCGTTATATAGAATTAGTACAAACTATGAGAAAATTTTAGAAAACGCACAAGCATTTATTGAAGCAGGTGGAGATGCAAGATGGGATATGCTTGTATTCAAACATAACGAACACCAAGTAAGTGCATGTGAACAATTAAGTAAAGACTTAGGCTTTAAAGGATTTAGTATTAAGCATACTACACGTTTTAGAGATGGTAAGTTAGATGTAATTGATGACGACTATAATATTACGCATACACTATTACCATCACAAAAGAGTTTAGAAATGATTGCTCCAGCAGAAAAAGCTAGGAACGAATCTATGCCAACTATTAATTGTAAAGCAGTTCAAGATAAACAAATGTATATTGCCGCAAACGGAAACGTTAGTCCTTGTTGTTGGTTAGATTTAGAATGGTTACCACAACACTCTCATTCAAGAATAGATTACATGACAAAAATTAAAGAATATCCTAATTTACACAATCATTCATTTGAAGAGATTTTTGACAACGGCTTTTTTAACAAGATTAGTAGTTGTTGGACTAGTACTGGACTTAAAGAATGTTCAAAACAATGCGGAACGTTTGATAAACTAAACGCACAGTTTGAAAGGCATGAGCATGAGTAAAACATTTTGTCCTTTACCTTGGATACATTTAGCAACACGACCTAACGGTGACGTTAGAGTTTGTTGTACTGCTAATGCATCAGGTGCAGGGATAGAAGATGACAAAACAGTAGGGCTTGTTAAGAAAGACGGCATTGCTATGAATATGCGTGACCATACTATTGAAGAAGTATGGAATAGTGAGCATATGCGTAACACAAGATTGCAAATGCTAAATGACCAAGTACCTGCAAGTTGTCGTAAATGTTTTGCAGAAGAAGAAAAAGGTATTGTAAGTAAGCGTCAATGGGAAACTAAAGTGTGGGAAAAGCGTTTAGACATTGATAGTATTGTAGAACAAACAGACGCAGACGGTAACTTACCTGTTAACATTCCTTACTTTGATTTACGCCTTGGTAACTTGTGCCAATTAAAGTGCGTAATGTGTAGTCCACATGATTCAAGCAGTTGGATTAAAGAATGGAAACTACAAAAACCTAAATACAAAAACAAAGACTTAATTGCAGAACAAAGTTGGGATCAAGACTTTGATTATACTTGGTACAAGAAAGGATCCTTCCTTGATTCTATGAAAGACCAAGCACAACATATTAAAGAATTGTATTTTGCAGGAGGCGAACCTCTACTAATACCAGAGCATTATGCTATATTAGAGTTTATGGTTGATAACGGATTTAGTAAACATATTTGTATACGTTATAACAGTAATGGATTAGAATTACCTGATAAGTTATTTGCATTGTGGAAACATTTTGAGGAAGTAACATTTAATTTTAGTATTGATGCGTATGGAGATAAGAATGATTATATACGCTATCCAAGTAAATGGAAAGATATAAGTACAAACTTACATAAATTAGATAAAGCAGGACCTAATATCAAAGTTAACATGGCCTGTGCAGTACAGTTGCTAAATGTAGCATATATACATGAACTTGCAGAGTGGAAAATCCAACAGCAGTTTAATAATATTAACGTATTGCCGTTTGGTGGTGGGCTTATAGGTACACACTTAGTATACTTTCCGTCATACTTAAATATACGTGTGCTACCACAAGCATATAAACAGTTCGCTAAAGATAATATAGAACGGTTTATTGATAGCCAAAAATTTAATAGTGCTTGGAACGAACATGCAATGGGCAAAAGAAGATTTGAAGGATTAATAGAATATATGATGAGCGAAGATTGGTCAAATAAACTACCTCAACTACAAGATTATTTAAGAGTATTAGATGAACAACGTGGAACGGACTTTAGAAAAACGTTTCCCGAATTAGGAGAACACATATAATGAATACCGAAAGAGCCTTACTATGGAATAGCCTATGTAATTTAGGCGACATGGTAAAACTAAAACTAAAAGTTAACGGGCATGAGCTTGTACAACAGTTAGAACAGTTTGAAGATAATTGGTGTCCTTATAACGCAAAAAAAGATACACACAACAACCGTTGGGGTTTACCTGTAACAAGTCATACAGGTGATGTAATGGACAACTATCATTTGAATAGCTTTGGCCATATGCAACGCTACCACGATGTTGAAATGAAAGAAGAAAACTTTACAACACCAACTGAAGTATACAAGAACATTCCGCAACTTGCAAGTCTTGTAGATGTATTTGCACCTGACATTGGTCGTGTACATTTACTTAGAGTTGATGAGGGAGGATTCTTTCCACCACATAGAGATTTTCCAGGAGTAGGTCCGGAGTACTTTAGATTACTAGTTACGTTTGGTAAATGCCAACCTGAGAACTATGCACATATACTAGATAAGAAACTAATTTATCCTGATCCAGAATATGTACATTTTATTAACTTCCAAAAAGAGCATAGTGTGTTTAGTTATACTAACGGACTACATTCATTAATCCTTACAGTTAAACTAAATCAACGTACACACGATTTAATTATTAAGAATAGCATGAGCGAATGAAACTAGACTATCAAGATAAAGCAAAAGAAGATTGGTTCTTAGTTAGTTGGACCTTAAGCAATAAGTGTAACTATCGGTGTTCTTATTGTCCAGACCATTTGCACAATGGAACAACAGGACAACCTAAATGGGAAACTGTTAAAAACTTTGTTGAGAATTTTAAAGTACCTGCTAAAGAAATTTGTTATAGACTTAGTGGCGGAGAGCCTACGTATTGGAAACACTTTATTGATCTTGCAAAACTTGTTAAAGAACAAGGACACACATTTAGTTTTGTTACAAACGGAAGTCAATCAGTTGAATACTTTAAAAAGATAGATCCATATACTGATGGTATGCTTATAAGTTACCACCCAGAATATTCAAGTGCATCACACTTTGTAGAAATTGCAAATGCAACAACTTGTGAAATTATTGTTAATTTAATGTTGCCACCAGGCAAAGAAGCATTTGACGAACAGTATAAAATAGCACAATACCTATATGATAGAACAGATAGGATGTCAATATATCCTAAAGTTATTTTAGATAAAACAGACGGAGAGCATATTACTAATACTGTATCTCCTTATAGTAACGAACAAAAACAAATAATTGGCCAGTGGCCATTTGCTAGAGAAGTTAACGATGATAAACTACATCGTGGCGATCTTAAACTTGACGAACAACCTATTACAGCAAACGATTTAATTATATCAGGAATGAATAACTTTGCTGGTTGGAAGTGTTGGGCAGGCATTGACGGAGTAAACGTAGATATGTGGGGTAACCTATATAGAGCAGATTGTCAATTTGGTGGCCCAATAGGAAATATGGAACGATATAGATTACCAACTGAGCCTATTACATGCGGAAAAACAGTATGCGGATGTTTGAGTGATATATACATACGGAAGGACCGTGGCAATGGACGAAGCAGAACTGAAAGAAGCATACCGACTGTTTTGGATGGTTAAAGGACATATTGATTGTAGCGATGAAACAGCATTACAATCAGCTGACAGTTATTTTAAAAGGCTGTGGAGAGCAGGAAGTGATGGTGCTCCTTTATATGCACGGGAAGAGGGATTCGAAGAGGCTTACTTAAATAAAAAACTAAGTTCTGGACAATAGTCTAATACGTTTTCGTTTCTAATTTTATCTAAATCTTTTGTATACTTAACAAACGTGTCTAGCAGTTTACTATCGTCTTTGCTAGTGTACTTTATATTAGGAAATCTAAAATCAATTTTGTCTAATACGCTGTTAGGTAAAACTTGCGGATTTAAGTAAGGCGGTGTTACTACAACATTTGTAAAATATATTTCCCAGTTGTCTTGTTTATTTTCTTCAAACCACCAATACAGTTTATCTAAGTGTGCAATGTTATATGCCATAACAGTTGTAGTAATAATTACTCTAGTTGCAAAATTAAACTGTTTTAAATTTTCATTTAGTTCTGCAAACGTAAAGTTTTTACCACCTCTAATATATTCGTATAGTCCTTCAGTACCTTCAACACTTATATTCCATTTAGTTTGACCAAACTGTTTTGCAAGTTCATGTACTTCCTCATCTACAATAGTACCATTAGTAGTCCAGTCAAGTGTAATGTTTTTAGCGATACCAAGATCAATAAACTTTTGTAATATTATTTTGTTAGCAGGTTCCATGTAAGGTTCCCCACCTAGTATGCTTAGATATTGTAAGTTCATAAATGGAGTAGGATCTTCAAACAACCGTTCTATAATTTGTTCGCTTTTATTTGTGTAACCAAACTCTGGACTGTCAACAGGGCGTTGATAATTGCTGTCCAAATTATGTAATTTGATATCATCTTTAACCCAGGCACTAGAAGCAAGTCCACTACACATACGACATTTCAAATTACAAATATTACTCATATTAAACTCCAAAAAGTAGATATCTGTGAAGTTTTTTGAGTAGTCGTAATTGGTATTTTCCAACATTGGATTGAGTGTATCACGGAAGAATAAACGTCTGCTATGACCTGCAGATTCTTCTTTTAACGTGCATTGTTGACAAGCTGGCGGTAACACTCCATTACGGAAGCTATCCTTTGTGTATGACGCTGTAACGCTGTCTAAGACGGTGTTTAAAGGTGTTTTAAGCACGTTACCATAGCGTTCTTTATACACACAGCAGGGTACAATATCACCATTAAAGCGTACTGTAATACTATGCCAAGGAGCAAAACATTTCATATTTTGGTTACCTCTTTTACCTTCAAATTATCACCAAAAACAAAGATAAAATGTTCCTGTGTTTCGATGTGGTATCCTAATACATTTATGTAGTCTTTGTGTATAATAGGTCTACCAAAAATTAAACCTTTGAAAGTTTCGTCTTTAACAATATACCCTTGATCGTCAATTACTATAACAGGACAACTAGGTGTTCCGCTTGGAAAGAAGTACGCATTGCCTTTGTATTCAATACCACATCTAAATCTATATTTGCCACCAAAGTCTAATTTGATATCAAACTGTGTAGTTTCTTTTGTAACTGTATCAAATACTAATCCCCAGTTACTATCATTAGCATGTTCATCACCGTAAGGTACAGCAACAATTTTATCACCTAGTAATACACCGCAGTTATATTTTTTAGCAAAGTCTACTCCGTCGATAGTATGATACGTAGCAGTATTTGTTTCTGTATCAAACTCTACAATAGTGTTAAGTCCTTTAGTTTCTCCAAACGGTAAACTGTATAATGTATTACCTTTAACAATAATGTCTGTGTACTTTCTAGTAATATTAGGATCAACATCTAATTCATAACTTTGATATTGTTCACCATCAAAACTTAAAAGCGTATTGTAACCAGGTTCATCGCCTCTAGGCATACTCCAATATCGTCCGTTGCAGTACACAGTTCCCATATGTAACTTTTTACCTTTAATAGGCAACTCATGTGTTTTAATTATTCCGTCAATGTACAATCCAAAGTTTGTATCTTCATATCCTAATGGAAAACTAAATGCAGTCTTTCCGTTTGTTGCTACACTATAAAATTGTCCTTTACCTTTGAATGGTAATGTATGATAGTAAGGTGTTGTGCCACGTAGTTCTACAACAGTATTGAATTCGTCCCAAATACCATATGGAAGAAACCAACTGCTATCTTTAATTTGTGCAACAGCATTAGTCTTGCTAGTTGCTGGTAGCAAATCTAAATTAATATAATCACCTTTGTAAAATACTTTACTGTAGTCTTTACATTTTTCTGTAGCAAACGGAGGGCTCAGTAATTCATTGTTATGCTCAACTAGAAGCATATGCTTAATAGATTGTTCTTTGTAAAAGTCTTGAAATGCTTTATACATTATTTAGATCCACAGTATGTACTACTTGTTCTTTTACTGTATCAAAAACTAATACAGTTTGAAATGATGCACTTTCTCCATATGGAAATGCAAAAATTACATCTTCATGTATTAAACAGTTGTTATACTTTTCTATTGTAGTTGAGTCTTTAAAATAATCTCCTACATCTATAGTATAGTACGAATCGTCTTTAGTGTCAACTACTAATATTTCTGCAAGGTCTCCTTGACTCTTCCAAGTTTCTATAGGTTCGCATACACAACCACCTCGAGGAATGTAATATAATTTTCCTTGGCTGTTTTCTACACCAGCAAAGTATTTTTTACTTTCTTTTCCTATATGCAAATCTTGTGTGTACCATGCATCAATGTTGCTGTCAATGATAAGCATTTCACTCCAGTCTTCATCATGTCCTGCAGGTGGAAAATAAATCTTCCCATTACGTGCAACAGTATGTGAATAATACATTCTGCTTGTTTCTTTTAATCCTGTGTTTTCACTAAACCAACGTGTTCCGTCAAAACGTAATAAAGTATCAAACTCTGGGTTTTCGCTGTATGGCGGAGCATATAATTTACGTCCTACTTTTGCTAACGTAGTAAATTTTTTATTAGTGTATTGTATATCAGCTACGTCTAACCAATGGTTACGCATATCAATAATTTCGTATTTCATAGTGTTACAATCGTAATGAATTCTATGATGGAACATAGGAGGATCAGGTGCTTCACCGCGAGGTACTC